GATCCCTTGGTCAGTCACCATTCCAAGCAACCGCTCACCTAGGGCCCGCCCCCCCGGGGACCCCGATAGATGGTTTATCATCATCAGCAGCCTCTTGACTCGAGCCCAACCATAAGTGAAGTCCACCGGCTTCCACTCGTCTCCGGACCGGATCTCCCTAGTCTTCTTCCCTAGGTACACTCTCTCCTTCCCACGCGTGGATACAGCTACATCCAGGCGTTCCCGTGTGACGACACCGATGGCAGGTTGGTCAGGATAACGTCTGAACGTCCCGCTGAAGGGGGAGACTACCGTCAGACCAACGATCCCCCCGGATCCAAAGCCCCATCGGTCGCGGTATTCGGTACACAGCTGGTATGCAGACTTGTCCAGGCTTCTTGCTGTGTACTCCTGCTCGGACAAGTCCCGCATTGATTGAAGGAAGTTGACACGGCTCATGCTGTCCTCAGTGAGCGCTGTGCTAATGGTCATAGCCCCCGTAGCTTGCTCCGCAAGCCTCCTTATGGTCGTCGACTTGGTGATCTTGGCCCCCAAGGCCCTTGCGGTCCCGAACGGGGAGGAGTCGAGGATGGCCCGCGCCAGGGAAGGATGGAATGGCTCCATATCACACAGAGCACGCTTGAACGGGTCTTGGTCCAGGTACAAGAGCTCTCGCAGTTCAGCATACCTGCATGCGGATGCCACACTTTCGGTCACCTGGGAGTTGTATGCCCCCTGTCCTCCCGTCCCGACCATAAGCGGGACTGACTCGGGGTCGTCAACCAGCATTTCCTTCCTGGGGCGCCTCGACCATAACCTGTCTGACTCTAGGACCTCGAGGCACGCCCGGTAGAGTACGGATACCCGTGCCATTCGCTGGAGGAGGGCTACGTCGTGCGATAGCCTGTCGGTGCCTCCCCGGAGGAGAGCCTGCCATGGCATCATTACCGGGAACCCGCCTAGTGAGCTTGGCCACGTTATCATGTGGGTGACCGGTAGAACTCGGGAGACCTGGTTCCTGGCCCCGTAAGGTCTGTGCCTCCGCATAGTCTCCACGGCCGCCAGCACCAGGTACATCCTGTAGGCATCCAGGGGGTTACGAGCCATCGAGGACGCTAGGGCCGCGCCGGATGCGATCGCTTCTATCGCCGTCCCGATGGTATTCGGCTTATCGCCGCTGAAGGGTGAGAGCTTCATCAGGTTCTTAAGCTCCGTGTAGTACGTCTTCCCCCGGTACCACGCTACTTTACTATAGG